TAATAAGTTTTTTGGTAAAGATCTTGATACTACAACAGGTAAGTTTAAAACGCTACAAGAAGACCCAAGTAANGTTGCTTTAGAGTTAGTAGATTCTGCTATAAAAAAATTAGGAGGTATGGATAAGGATGGTAATAGAACTGGTTTATATGCACAGTCAGGTCGCATTTTTGATACACAACAAACAGGAATAACTGATAAAAAAGATTTTGATTCTGCTGCTATAGATCGACAAATAGAGGCTTTAGAAGCTGCACAAACATCTGTTGATGCTGTTATTGAAAAAAGAAAATTGATAGATGACTTAGAGTTACAAAGCTTAGGTAAATTGAGTGAAAAAAATCTGGTACTCTTTAAAGAAAAAGCAGCAGGTCTTGATTTAGAAGATGAATTGGTACGAGCAAATTTAGCAAAAACATTAGCGGGGCTCGGTGCTGAATCTGCTGCTATTGACGAACTATTTAAAAAGCTTGATGATGAATATAAGTATGCAATAAGCAACCAGGAAAGAATGAAGAACTTAGCAGAGAGTTTAGGTAGCACTATAGCTAATACATTAGGAGCTGCTGTAACACAATTCTTTGATAATGTAGCTTCTGGAGCTTCTATACTGGATGGTATTGGCAATCTGTTTACAAAAATGTTAATGGATATTCAAGCACAAGTTTTACAACAAACCCTTGTAGACCCTTTTGTAAAGAGTATTACTGGTTCTTTAACTGGAGCAATTGGAGGATCATTATTTGGATTACCTGTTGGTCCTGGTACGTCAGTGGCTGCTGGAGGCGTAGTACACATGGCTCAAGGTGGGCAAGTTAATGCACTTCGTGATCGTGTACCTGCTATGTTAGAACCAGGTGAGTTTGTAATTCGTAAAAATTCTGCTAAATCTATTGGACGTAACAACTTAAATAAAATGAATGATACAGGTTCAAGTGGTATGGGCAATGTAGAATTTAATATTGTTAATAATGGAGCACCCAAAGAAGCAGCACAACAGGGACCACCCAAAATAGATACAGATAAAATCGTAATTGATGTTGTAATGAGAGATTTAAGTACTAATGGTCCTATTAGAAAAGCTCTTAGAAGTGGATAAGGAAATAAAATGGCTACATACCCATCAGACGCTACTGCAGATATAACTGCTTTTTCTGTTATAGGTACAACTACTTATAACAATACAGGAAGTACTGTAGAATTTGCATTACCCAGTACTATAACTACTAAAGCAGCAGCTGTGGTAACTCAAGATGGTGTTACACAAGATACTACTGCGTATAATTTATCCAGTGATGGTACTAAAATAACTTTTGGAGTAGCTCCTAATGCTACTACCTTAGTTGTAAAAACTATTAGTCTTCCTAGTAGATTTAGAGTACTTAGAAGTTTTCCAAGTGTAAAAGCAGTTGATTATAATAGTTCTGCTTTAGCTGTTAATGGTAATACATATACTGTTAATGGTTCGCAAGAATTTTGGTCTCTTCCTTTTAATGCTAACGTAGATAATACCAGTGAATTTATGGTTTACGTAGGGGGTGTATTTCAACAACCTGGAGCGTATACTTATCCTTCTGTTACATTAGGTAATGACGGGATAGATATAGGTGATAATGCTGCTGTTAAGTTATTAGCTAATTTTGCAGATAATTTAACAGATAGTTCAGATAATCCTCATACCATTGGTTTAAATACAGGTTCTGCCAGTTATAGTGGTAGTAATATAGTATTAGCGGGTGCTACACAACTTAGTATACCTGCAAGTACTGATTTTAATGTAGGAGAAGAAACATCTTTTACTTTTGAAACTATTATAACTCCTGATGCAGGAACTCAGATGAGTGCTAATCAAACTTTACTCGCCTGTCAACAAAATAGTGATGAGTACTACTTTTTAAGAACCGTAGGTACTAATGCTACTATAGGCTTTATAGTAAATCATGGTGGTTCCATAGTTGAAGCATATGGTGGTAACTGCAATGGAGGAAGTAGTTATAATGTTGCTGTATCTTATGATAAGACTACTGCTAATTTAAGACTTTATGTAGCTGATACTTTAGTAAAATCAGTTAACTATAATCCTCCTGTCTCAGCTTTTAATAGTCGTTTAAATATAGGAGCAAACAACAATGTCACAGGAGGGTCTCAAGCCAGTCAAGAAAGATATAAAGGTAAGATAGAATATCTTAGAATATCAAAGGTAGCTAAATTTAGAACTGCAACTATACCGGTCCCTGCTACTACTGCAACTATTATAGGAGGAGCTCCTTTAGGCGCTGCTGATGTTAATGATACTTTATCTATTAGAGTATTTGAACAAGCTACTTCTGAGCAAGGAAGATTTACTTCTATGGCAGATAGAAAACCTGATAGTGGATTTAACTTTTCTAAGAAATTTGATGTAGCAAAATTTAAATCTACTGCTGGATATGAGAAAAGAAGATTAAAATCTAGAAGACCTCTTAGATCTTATACTTTACAATATACTAATGTCTCTGGAGTAGAAAGAACTGCAATTGAAAACTTTTATAATGCACGAAGTGGAGAATTTGAATCTTTTAGTTTTGACTTGTCACACCTAAATGAAAGTGGTACAATTACTACAAGATTTGATGGAGATTTAGCTATAGCTCAAGTTTTATCATCAGGTACTCAGTTAATTGATAACTTTTTTACTATTTCCTTTAAATTGCAAGAGACATATGACTAATGACCGCTAGAAACTATGACACTATTCTTACAGTAGCTGATGCTACTAATTTTGTACCTGGCAATTCTATAGTAGGTTCTACAAGTGCTACTGTAGGTTTTATTGCTAATGTAGACATTGTTAGTAAACAGATAAAAGTAAAATTAAATAATGTTATGCAAGAGTTTCATAATAGTGAAACTATTACCTCTAAATCTGCTGTTATAAGTGGTACTGCAAACGGATCAATAAACACTCTTAGTCTTCCTTTTCAATCAAATATATTTGCCAGTTTAACTACTACTGCTACTACTACTATAGCATCCCAAGCTCCAAGTTCTTTTATTGCTGCAAAAAATGCTTTTACCCAAAATCCTATTATTAGAATGTATGAAGTATACTATCCTGGTGAGTGGTTTCCTCCTGATCCTAATGGTAATCCTACAGAAAATGGAGAGGGTAGGGCTTGGCCTGTAGATTTTCCTTTAAGATTTGCAGATATAGCAGGAGATTTAGTATCAGATCTAAATTATAATGTAACTTATGGTGGAACTTCTTTTGTACCTTATCCTGTTGATATATCAAGTATTAGTCAAGGTACTGATGGTAAAATTAATGAACTTACCTTAACAGTATTTAACGTAGATAATATCATAAGCACTTTAGTTGAAAATCCTTATCTATTAGGAAATAACATATCTAACTCTTGTATAGCTTATGTAAATAGTGCTCCTGTACATGGTATAGATCCAAGAACTATAAATGCTGATCCTGCAGATGTGGGTAGCATAGGTGATGTAGCTTTTGATACTTTAACAAGAGCGAGAGCAAATGGGTTAGCATTTAGTACTACTGTGGTAGGTGCTTATGGACAAGCTAATGCTTCTTTTACAAAAGAACAGACAGAATTTGTTAATGGCACTTGGCAGATACAAAAAAATGATACCAGAGATTTATCTGGAGCAGTAGTAAACATAACAACTACCTTTGCTAATTTTTTAGATGTTTGGCCGGAGCATAGTTCTGTTAGATATGTAAGTTCAAATGTGGTAGAAGTATATAATGCTATGCCTTATAGAGTAGGAGATGTTGTCAGATCCTCAAAAGGATCTACTTCTGGTACTATACAAAGTATACAAGAAAATAGATTTTTATTTCTTAGTAACGCCTTAGAAGCTAATACTGTTGTAGGAGACCAAATTTTTATTATTAATGCAGAGGCAGATAGTGAGTCTTATATTGAAGATAGATTTAAAATAGATCAACTTGAATCCTTAAATGATGTTACAGGCACTTTTGGATTAGTATCTTGGTTACAATATTTTAAACAAGTAACTCCCAGACGTAAATACTATAAAAATACGTGTCAATGGAAATATAAAGGTGAAGAGTGTCAGTACCCAGGACCAGCAGGTGGTACTATACCTGGTACCTCTCTTACTGCTAATACAAATCCTATAGGTGTAGACAATAAAACTGCTTCAGGACCAGAAGGTGACATATGCGGTAAAAACATATTAGCTTGTACCTTAAGAAATAATTCTATACATTTTGGAGGTTTCCCTGCAACAGGACGTACCATTCCAAAACAATAAAATAAAAGGTTGTATACTACCTTGGATACATTTATTCGGTAGTATAAGTGGAAACTTTTATCTTTGTTGTCATGCTGAGTATACACCCATAACTACTATAGTTGGTACGCATAACGAATCTTTAGGTGACATTTGGAATGGTGATGCCTACAAAAAAGCACGACTTGATTTTATAAAAAATAAGATACCTCCAGAATGTATATCTGCTTGTTATAAAAAAGAAAAACAAGGTAGTGATAGTAACAGATTAAAAGCTAATCAACGATTTAATAAATTAGCTCCATTACAATATAAAACAAATAAAGATGGTAGTTTAGATTCTAATCCTACTTATTTAGATATTAGATTTGGAAACTTATGCAATTTTAAATGTAGAATGTGTGGGCCAGGAGCTTCTACAAGTTGGTATGCAGATACTACTTCGTCTGGATGGTCTAAAACAATTGATCATTATAGCAATAATGATAATTTTTGGGTAGATGTGCCTAAATTTATTCCTGAGCTACAAGATGTATATTTTGCTGGAGGAGAGCCTTTTGTGCAGCAAGGTCACTATAAAATGCTTGAACTTATTATAGATTCTGGTTATGCAGCAAATGTAAATCTTAGTTATAACACTAATCTTAGTTATTCTAAGTTTAAAAAATATGATTTAAAAACTCTCTGGTCTAATTTTAAAAAAGTATCTGTATGGCCAAGTGTAGAAGGATATGGTAAACGTGCTGAATATGCAAGAAAAGGTTTATCATGGTCTAAGTTTGAGGAGCATACTAAACTTTTTAAAGATAATATAACTACTGTAAGTTCTGTTATAAATATTTATAGTATTAGTTCTATGCCTGATCTTATTCTATGGTGTAAACGTAATAACATTCATTTCTATGGAACTACGCAGTCTGAGCCGCCACATCAAAAAATTACTTGTTTACCTAAAGAATCTAAACAACAAATGATTTCTATGTATAAAAAATTTGTTAATGAATACTCTTCTATACTGACTTTTGAAGATTTACAACAAATTAAACATTGGCTATCTTATATGACCAGTAGCGATGACAGTAATTTATTGCACGATTTTAAAATAGAAACAGAAAGACTTGATTCTCTACGTAGAGAATCTTTTACTGATACTTTTCCGGAATTTGCTACATGGTACAAGACTTTATAGGCTTACGTCATTCATATGATGACATAAATTGCATAACATTAATTAAAAGATTTTACGATAGTAAGTTAAATTTACAATTTTCTTTACCAGAATACCCCCTATCTAAACATTGGATTAAAGAATTTACTACAGTTAGTATTGATAATTGGGCAGCTCAATGTGCTAAAAAAGTAAGTTTGACAAATGCTAAAGATTATGATGTAATAGCATTTAGATCAGAAAAAACAAATTTAATAATTCATTTTGGTATGTATTTAATGGCTTCCAAAATGCTACACATCGAAGAAGGGGGAATTTCGCGTGTGGAAACTTTATCCGATTATTGGGTAGAGAACATACATGCGATTTATAGACATGACAATTTGGTACAACAAATATAAAGATTTTCCATATTTACATTTAGGTAATGATATAGAAACAGGGATTGATTGTTTTAATCTCTGTAAATTAGTGTACTTAAAAGAACTAAATATTAATATTCCCTATACTACAGATTATTTTTGTAAAATTATAGATGAAGATTGGTACAGCAAAACACAAGAAAAACTTTTTGAACGCGCAGCAACAGATGAATACGGCTGGATAAAAGTAAAAGATCCTAAACCGTTTGATGTTATAACCATGAGTTTAGGATCTACTAATGTTACTAATCATTGTGCTTTATATGTAGATAGAGGTAAAATTTTACAAACTATGATAAAACATAAAAGTTGGATTGCTCCTTATGGAAACTACTATAAACAATATACTACGGGGATATATAGATGGAAAGATTTACAAAACTAAAAGAAGATATGAACGCACATAGTATGCAAGATTATCCTAGAGAGTGTGTAGGTATTATAACAAATGACTTTACTTATATACCATGTAAGAACACCTCTCCTTTTCCAAAGGATACTTTTATATTAGATCCTGCAGCTTTAGTTAAATATGATGAAAATATATGGGGAATCTTTCATTCACACCCAGGAGACGAAAATCCCCTACCAAGTAAAGAAGATAAAGTAAGTGCTGCTTTCCAAGAATATAAATTTCTGGTAGGATTTAATAATAAATTTTTTCTATATTGGCTAGACTCTAATGTAGATGCACTCATGTTTGATGAGTTTAAGGAAGAACATCTTGTTAATTAATCTTAAGATACACTCAGCTTATAATAAATTTTTTAGTGAAAAGATATATACTTTTGATGCTTATAGTGCTTTAGACATTATAGGCTATCTTAGAGGTGTGCATCATAAATTTTCCAAACATATGGTGGATATAACATCAGGAAAGTCTGATGATTGTTTTAATTTATTAGACGGTAATTTACAAGAAATTACTGATGAAATGCTATATATTAAAAAATTTAAAGAAGGTGAGACTGTACATTTAGTGCCTACTATATGTGGTGGAGGTGGTAAATCTGGTAGAAAAATGTTTATGATATTTGCTATAGCTGTTGTAGTTATGAATCCTGCTCTTTTAGGTGCAGCAGGCAGTGGTCTTGGATCTATGTTTGGCGCAGGTGCTCCTTTAAATGCTATACCCCAATTGGGCGCAGTAAATGTAGGTGCAGGTGCAGCAAGTACTGGTTTAAGTTTTATGCAAACTATGGGCCTTAATTTAGCTATGGCTGCTGTTACTTCTTTGATGACTAAATCTCCTGCAAAAAGAGCAAGTAAACAAACTGAATCTACAGTAAGAGAAAATGGTATGTTTGGAGGACTTACTAATAGTTCTACAAGCGGTACTCCTATTGCTTTAATATATGGACAAACACGAGTAGGTGGTCAGTTTTTAAGTGGTTATATAAGTTCTATTGATCATGGTAGTGGTGACCCTATTAGTGTAGGAGGACAATTCGATGGCGTTTAGAAACTTTACTAATTATTCTACTTTTTCTGTTCCACAGATACAAGGAGCTAAAGGCGGTAAAGGTGGAGGAGCCGAGCCACATACCCCTATTGAGCATCCACAAAGTTTATTTTCTACTGATATTTTATTTGTAGTAGTGGGCTTAGGTGAGGGTCCATTATACAGAATTAATCCTAATGGTCCTCAAGATGTAGAATTAGGTGATAATACTATTGATGATCTAATAAATTTAGATGGGAATGGTTTAGAAAATACGTCTAAGTTTAAAATATTATCTAATACAGGCACTACAACACAAAATAGATTAGATGTATTTGGTGAGACAGTTACTACTCCTCAAAATTTTGCTTCTCCTGTTACTTTAAGAAGTGGTGGTGGAGGTATACCTGCATCTCAGGTAACTTTACAAGAAACATCGTCAAAAGATTGGGATGCTATATCTTTTAATTTTGCTATTGGAGGTTTACAAAGAATAACTGATAAAGGTGATGTATTAAGCCATAGTTTATCAGTAGCTATAACTGTATTTGACCATACAGGTACTACTACTATAGCTACTGCCAGTAGAACTGTTAGCGGTAAAACTACTGTAGCATTTAAATTTAGCATTAAAATACAAATACCTGAAGCCAGTAAGAATGTAAATGGTTACAGATTTTCTATTAGAAAAACTTCTGGAGATGGTACAAGTTCAGGTACTACTGATGATGTAAGCATACAGGGTTGGAATGAAATAGAAAATTCTCCACAATCTTATCCAAGAACTGCGCATATAGGTTATGCATTAAAAGCAACAGATGAGCATAATGGTATACCTACTTTTACATCCTTAGTTAAAGGTTTAATACATAAAGTACCTTCTAATTATAATCAACCTACTTTATCAACCGGAGAAATTGATTGGAGACATATAGAAGTACCTGCTACAGGAGCAGAAAGTTCTGCTACTGCTGGTTACTATATGCAACAAACAGGATCTTCTGTACAAACTAGTTCTACTATTAACATATATAATGGTACTTGGGATGGTACTTTTGTATATTCATGGTCACAAAATCCTGTATGGATTATATATGATCTACTTACAAACAAAACTTATGGTCTAGGAGTACCCGAAGAAAATATAGATAAATATAGATTTTATCAGATAGCACAATTCTGTGATGCTTGTGACTACACTACGGGTAATTTCATAGGAGTAGATGGTTTAGCTGACGGAACTTTTAGAAGTAAAGCCAGAGGTACTTTTACATCAAATAGAGAAAGACAGTTAGGAGTTGCCCAAGGTACAGTTATTAAAGAAAGAAGATTTACTTTAGATCTTATTATTGCTGATCAAGCTGAATCTTTTGATACTATTAATAGCTTAGCAGCAAGTTTTAGAGGAGCAGTATTATATGCTCATGGTAAAATTACTCTTGCTTGTGATCTTCCTGATGAAACTCCTGTTATGGTATTTAATGAAGCTACTATGAAAGAAAATACCTTTATTATTTCCGGTAATAAAGAGAGCGATATTTTAACTGGTGTAGATGTAAGCTATGTTGATCCTACTAATCACTATAAACGAGAAACTGTACGTATTGATCAGTTAGGTAGTAATGATGGAATAACACAAACTGAAATAGAAAATATAACTTCCTTAGACTTAGTAGGTGTAACTCGAAGAAGTCAAGCTCTACGATTTGCTCAATATCAGATAGCTGCTTCAAGATATTTAAAAAGAACAACACTTTTACTACGGGTACGGATGCTTTGCAATTAGTTCCTGGTGACGTAATCTCCGTAGCACAACAAGCTTCTGGAGTAGCTTATGGTTTTGGAGGTAAGGTAAGAGCTGATTCAGTTGTAACACCTAATAATACTAATGTATTCTTAGAACACTATACTGTACCGTCTCTTAGTGCAAGTAATTTTGGATCATCTAACACCAGTCCTTTAGCTCTTCGTATTATAAAAGTAAAAAGCGACAGAATAGACTTATACTTAGTATCTAATTCTAATTTTACACTAAGTACTACTGATAATGTTACCTCTGGGTTTGACCAAGCTATTGTTAATCCTATTGAAAGATTTAATCCAATTACTAAAAGTTGGGATGCTTATACAGCTTTTACTGCAAATAATAAACCAGAAGCCGGAGATCTATGGACATTTGGTGAAATAGATAATCCTGATAATTTTTATACTTCTAAGAGCGATAAATTATTTAAAGTTACGCAACTTACAAGAGAAACAGATGATGAAGAAGTATCTATATCTGCCGTTGAATACATATCTAATGTGTACGTAGACTCAGATAAATTTATTGATTATAAACCTACTGCGTATACAGATATTCAATCCTCACTAACTGTTCCTCCTGTACCTCAATTTAAGTTTATTGCAAGTCCTAGGACAAGATCTGATGGTTCTGTAGCTGTAGACGGATTAATACAAGTAAATACTGATAGATTAGGTTTTGGTATTAGTTATGTAACTGAATATGAAATGTCTAAACCTACTGGAGGATCTTTAGTAGCAAATAATATAGTAGTAGGTGATGTTAATACTATACAAGTAGTAGATGCAAATGTATTAGTAGGTGCTCCTGCTACTGCTACACTTGTAGGTAAAAACGGTTTTACAAGTCCTGCAGGGGAGATAAAACTATTATGTACTGCTATTGAAAATACAGATACTATTGGTGGTACCAGTGATGGTAACATATCTCTAACAGTACAAGGTTTTGGGCAAGTATTTGATGATAATTTTCAATGTAATGTATTAGATGCTAATGATGATAGTGTGTTTGGTGCTCTAAAAGGTGAGGATCAAATTACCATACCTGTTAATCAGAATGTATCTGCACAAGGATTATTAAATTTTGTAGGTTTTGCGCCAATTGTCACAGCACTTAGTCGTACCATAGTAGGCCATACAGTAGCTACTGATACTATAAAAATTGATAATACTAGAACTGATGATGAAACCCTTCTTAGTAAGATACCTGCAGCTCCTTTTTACGTAACAATAAATCAACTACTTGACTCTAGACATTATAATAATAATACTTTTTATGTATCAGGTTCTGAGTTTACTCATGTACAATCTGGAGAAATAAATGATAGTGTTTCTGATAGTATTACAATTGATTTACCTGTTAGGCCTCGTGACGCAGCTTTTGTTAGACTATTTATTGATGGAGAGCAAAAAACTGCGGGACAATTTACAGTTAATCACACTAATCCTGCAGTAAATGCTACAATAGTTTATACTAAAAGTTCTACAGACACTGCATTCAGAGCTGAAGTAGATTACTATAGTGTTCCTATTATTGAGAGAGGTGATAATGTACAAGCAGCTACTTCTAATGTATTTAGTGTAATAGAATGTACTTATGATCCTGCATCCAGTTTGTCTAATACAGCACTAACTGCTAATAATATATATAAAATAAAATTAGCTGCTTCTCCTAAAGCTAATTTAGGTGGTTTATTCTTTACTAACATATCTTCTGATCCCACAGGATTTTTAGGCAATATATCAGGAGGTACAGCTACTTTAGACTATGATAGAGATACTTTTCCTGGCAAATTTAGTTTAGCAAATAACCGAGTATATAATTTACAAATCGGTTCAGATTTTGAACAACTATTCTTAACTAAGGATCAAATTATACCTGGCTTACTACAAGGTACTACATCACTAAGAGCTAGAAACAAAACAAGAGGTGGTAGAACCAGTGCTTTTAATACTAAGTTTATTCATATAGACAATATACCTATACAAAAAGTAAGAAATGCTACTA